CACCTAACTGACCATATACGTTCAGGCCAGCCTGGATGTCGATCCCCCTAAAGGTCTTAAACGACTTCGGGACCACGGTCCACATGCTATGCGGATTTACCTTGAGGCGATTCTGACCTTTCGAATGCCAGAACTCGCCCATGATGGATTTCGCATATGGAGCCAACCTCGGGGACACCGTTACCGGTGCTGTCCCGAATTTTATTGGAAGCGACGCTTCCCGGGAGGTGATACCGACTGCCGCACCATTTCCGTGCTTCATCAATTGGGCTATACGCTCGAGCGGAGGCACGGTGTTAACCGAGCCATTTGACTGAAGCGGACCCATGATCTCCTGCACGAGCTCACGCACGCGCGAGAAGAACCATGGGTGGCCTTCAAGAATTGGCACCCAACCACCGGCGAACCGGCGATTGATCGTACGACAGCGCTCTTCACTCGCAAAAAACGAGTTTAAGGCCGCGGATTTACGGTCCTCATCTGTCCTACCAGGTACATTCGGGGACTTCCGCAGTAATTGGTGCAGAAGGTATTCGGCAGCGTACTGCTGACCGGAACACTCCTGATCACCGTTATGCGGTAACTCCCCTATGCCATCAGGCTTCACACCGAGGAGGTGCAAGAACCTTACAGCAAATACGCCAGCAGTATCGACAAGAGCCCTACCAAGGCGCTCACCAAACCACCTTTCACAATCCCACGAGGGGTTAGACTTGTCCGGCGAACTGCCGGGTCCTTCGCGTGTTGTTGCGCAGCACATAGCTGCCTCCATAGTCGCTGTGGACAGAAACCGAATGCCCAGATCGGGCACTCGGCACATGGGTCTTTAACCCGCCGGTTCCTAGGAGGTTCCGGCAAACTGGACGGCTTAGTGGAAATTGGCGCCATTGACAACGGCACCTTTCACATCGGCCTGGGAGCACACGTCAAGGAAGACTGTCCATAGTCGGTCGTGCTCTTCGTCAGCGACCTGAAGCGGAGTAGTGAAACGCGCGTAAGCACGCTCCACGTCCACCACGGTCACTGCGCCAGTCGTGGAATCGGTGGTCTCCACCGGGATAACGAGCCGCAGCTCACTGAAACGATGCGTAGCCGCCTTATTATGGCTCTGGTTCAGAGTCAACTTTGAGCGACCTGCATGCGTGTCAGCATAGTCACGGCACTCCCACACCGTCTCCTTGAAGCTTGCGCCGACGGGAGAGAATGTGAGGTCGTCAGGAATCTGATCCTGAACAGTCAAATCGACTGC